GATCTGACAAATACATTGCATTTCCATCTAAATCGTATTTGCCAAAAAAAGGTTTATCATACCAAAAATCTATTGGTTCTGGTTCTTCGTTGAAACCCCCTCCGTGCACTCCATAATCAGGCTGAAGGTCGGGATATGACATGTCCTTGTAAAACTTTCTAAATTTATAATAAGAATAGGCGTTCATGCCATTTCTGCCTTGGGCGGAAAAGGCTTTAGCTAAGGATGGTTTTCTATTTTTTTTCATTTATGTTATCCACCTATAAATTATAATCACTCATTGGAGCATCAATACTTGTCATGCCGGGACCTGCTGGTGTTGCATCCACACTAGATTCCATTGGGTTTCCTGCTCCTTGTTGCCCATCACCAGTCCCACCGAAGCCACCTTGAGACGGGGAATTTGATGACACAGGCAGTGATCCAGCGTTTTTACTCTGTCTGCCTGATTCCCAAATCGCTTCAATACTTGTATTGAATCCACCGTTACTCAGTTCGCCACCAACTTTTGTTATCACATAGTAACCACCAAGCCCAAGAGCGTCTGCCACTGTTTGGGTTAGTTGAGGGTCTGCTCCACCTGCAAGTGTTGGGTTTATATAAATAGTTTGTCCCGGCTTAAACAAAGAGTTGCCTATCATATCGACCTTGGCTTTGTAGTTTTCTCTCAAGTGTCTCAAATCACACTTAACAGATAAAGCTCGGGATGCAGCTAGGTGAGGATCGTCTATTCTACTGAATCCGATTTTTTTCACTAGACCCCTGTCTGCACCAACTTGTAGGTGGTATATACCCCTTTGGTGGTCTGCTTCCCTGTCACCATTCAGATTGGACAATCCGAAAGTATAAGCGTAGACGTACACGTATTGATCCAGTTTGTTGGCATCCTTATAGCTTGTTGGAGCAGAGGTTTGCACTTGATCTATGTTGAGCCGGCTTCCCATTGGTATTTTGCTGCCACTGTCGCCACTTTTGGCGACAGGGATTGAGCTAACTGTGACGCTAGGTTCCGGTGCAGGATAGCCAGTGCCGGGGAAGCAACCCTCTCCAAGAGCAGCATGAATCAAATCTTTGATAGTGTCTCTAAGAAAGTTTTCTAAAATGTACTCTTGCTTACCTTGAGCTACAACATTTTTATTAAACCACTCTAGAAATTTATTTAGAGATATTGGAACATCTGCTAAGTTCGCAATAATACTTTGCCCGGATTTGGGATCATTGAAGGCAATTGGACCTAGCATTGGTTTTATGGTGTCTGCCTCTGGATTTTTTTTCAATATCCCAAACACTATGTCTAAAAGGTCGCCATAGTATATGTAATTGAGTCTCACCTTGTCGGCGTCTTTTGGCGCAGTGGATGAATTTTCACCCAAACTCTCTTGCAATGCAGCTACATCATCAGCATCCTTGACTTCGGACTGGAGATCTGATACATCTGCCTTTTGTGGATCAGTTACAGTTGCTCCACCTCCCTGCTTTGCCTCCTCCTCCTCGTCACCAAAAAAGTCTGCAACCGCATCAATAGCACCGCCAACCGCATCAACAACAGCGTCAGCCGCACTGTCTATAAATTCAGCGGCTTCATCAATAAAGCCTTTTTCTTCTTCTACCGATTTGTCATCGCCGGAGGCGGTACCGTTTAGTTCTGCTAATTCTTCTAAAAAACTACTTACTTGATCTTCATCCAAGTCCACGAGAAAGATTTTGCCAGAGTCAAACAAAGCTTGCAGGAGTCGCTGATATACAAATATTTTATTGTCTTCTCCAGCTTCTTTTTGTTCGTTTTCTAATTTTTTTCCTTCATCTTTTATTTTATTGATTTGATCCTGCGCCATTTCAATTTCGCCATCATCTTTTGTTGCCTCCGCGTCTTTCAATTCTTTTTTGGCTTCATTGAGTTGTTCGGTAGCAGAGTCAATCTCTTTCTTTTTATTGTTTAGGTATTCATTTCTTTCTTCACCTAGATAAAAAATATCAGCTTCGGGACGGCTCATCATGGAATCAGAATAGCCCATGTATTGGCATTTCAACTCAACGGTACCATCCTGCTTAAAGTCTAGCTCATGTCTTGATAATTGTAGCAACAAAGAAGTTGCTGAATTCTCAATGATGTCTGTTAGTTGTTGATCTATGGCGCTCTTGTCTGGTGTTGCATACCCGTATACTAATTTTATCGCAAATTTGCCGGCATCAAATACGTTGGTGAAATCAATTGGAGATCCCTCGGCGCATTGAGGTGCTTTTTTTGTCGTGGAACCGGGGGGAAAGGTAACTAGATCAATCAGTGCCGGCCCGTTACCTTCCCTCTGCACTAACATTTCCAAGTTTTGAAACATAAAAGTGATATCAACTTGGGTCACACCCTTCTTGACGAGAGCAGCGCCGCCGGTGGAAGAGGCACCTTGCAGGTCATATGACACGCTTTTTATACCAATTCCGTCGCCTCTGCCATACTTTGTGCTCATGATGGCTTCAACACTTTGATTGGACATGATATTATTGAATTTTACTTCTTCTGTTGATTCTGAATCACCGTAGGTGGTCTTATAAAGCCTTATAAGTGGCACAAGAGCCGCGTTTTCAAAGGGCTTCAATTGAAAAAGCCTATCCAGACCCGGCTGTGAAACTAGCTTATTAACAACATCGCTTGGCTCTCCCTCCATAATTGCCATGTTGGAGTATGTTGATGCGGCGTTCGCCTTTGTAAAGGTGCTCCAATTCCACAGCAAATAGCATTGCTCTTTGAATCTCGTTTTACCTGAAGTTTTTGCGTCTTTTCCGCTCATCTTTACCTCTCAAATCACACGTTAAAATAATTCAATACCTTATCTAGTGGGGTAGGAATAAGTATCAAATCGCCTAATTTTAGATGCCCCTCAGTTGGTTTTTTATTGAACCATGCTATAACCCACCAATACTTGACATTGCCATAGTAATCAAAAGATAGTTTATAATATCTATCACCAGTTGTCCAGACATGATTTACCACCGTAAGTTGCCTTATTTGCTCTGGGGTTGGATAAACAAGATCTGGAGATCGATATTGTCTGATAAAATTTACATTCCTGTCCTCAAAAAACTTTTTATAAAGTTTATTACGATTTCTTGTTATTTTTCTACCGCTATATCTTGTAGCCATCTTATTATCCTCTAATAGTTATAATCACTCATTGGGGCATCAATGCTAGTCATGCCCGGTCCAAGTATCTCTTCTTCCACAGATTCTTGATATACCTCGTTGGATTGATATTCTTCTTCGGACGGTGAAATTGACATTGGAGCGTCAATACTTGTCATTCCGATGCCGCCTTCGTCCTCCATCGACATGCCAGATCCGCCGCTATAGCCGGGGTCCATAGACATTCCACCAGCCAAAGGATCTGCTCTTTCTGTATAGGGATAGTTTTGATTTCCCATCCAGAATCCTAAATTCCACCCAACTTGCTCTGTGTGCAACACTGTCATACTAAGACTAAGGGTGAACAATTTTGGAATTAGCTTTGGACCAATTTCAAGAACACCAGCATCCAAGTTGGGAGCGAATGTTACACCCTCCATAGCAACTACAAGTCCATTGCTGCTGACATCTCCTATTTGTCCTCCAGCAGTTGCCCAATTAGCAAATTTGATTTTATGAAGAGGTGCCGTTGAAATTGTTGATGCACCTCCAGCAGCAGAAGCGAAGCCGGGATATTGTGATGCTGCCAGTTGACTGAGCTTTGCTAGGTTGTTAGTTGCGTCTGGACCATCATTTGATGGTACATCAAAATCTATTGTTAGTTTTCTTGTTGTATTTTGGAAGGTCATGATTGGGTCCATTCTACCATAAACTTCTTCCGAATTGAATTTTGTAGCCCATGAATCGCTAAAATTCGTTAAGAAGCCTTTGAACCTCACATCAACACCACTATGTAAACCTAAGATGTGTACATAATAATCTCCTTTATTTGCATATGCCTCTGCGCTCATTTTTTCTCTCCTAACCTAAAGACAGGTTGTTTCTGTCATTAAGTGTTTTAGTTACTGCTCTGCCAAACTCTCTTTCGTTCATTTGCAGAACAATTGTTTTGCCTCCGCCTTCTCCACCACCACCAGAACCTGCGAGAGTGGCGATAGCGGCTGTATTTTCTTTTATTGCTGCGATCAATTGTTCATCAGTTCCAAACATAGCGTCTGCTGCTCCGCCTACGAGACCGCCAACCATTTCAAAAGGTGAAGCCATAAAGTCCATCGCTGCCGAGGTAGCCTCATCTAGTGCGGATACTTCAGCGGTTGGTAAAACTTTCTCACCTTGGTGCAAATAAGCCACTCCATCGTCGTCGATTACCCCGCCTTCTTCTAGTAGTGGTATCAGTGGTAAATTGAAGCCAAATTCCTCGCCTCCTATTCCCGGCACCCAGTCAGGCACTGTAAAACTGAGACTGTTCAATCCTGTTAGAATAAAATTCATACCTTCTATAAAGAAGTTGAAAAAAGGTCTAAGGATATCAATTATTGGTGAAAGAAAGTCCAAGATGGGAGCAAAAAGGTTGCCGAAGAATGAAGCAATGGTGCTGCCAAGCTCTACAACAAAGTCGCTTATGCCTGATATAATATTGAGAACACCATCGATTGCCGAAGAAACAATATCACTAACCATATCAAATGCTTCAACAAATGGTTGCGTAATGGCTGCAACTGTCTCAGTGCTGAAAAAGCCCGAAACTGCATCCCAAGCCAAAGTGAATGGAGCCATCATAAAATCTGAAAGTCCAGAGAGTGCTCCGCCGAGACCGTCTATAAGACCATATCCTAAATCAGTCGCCACCTGTGCAGGGGATGCAAACCCAAAAAAGCCAGTCACTGAATCCCATGCATCCACAAATGGTTCTGCAATGGCTGAACCCAAGTCACTTAGACCGGAGACTATACCATCTACCATGGCTGACCCTAAATTCATTGCTCCGTCAATAATGCTGCCAAAAACATCCCCTATCATCGAGCCGACATTCATAAAGAATTCAATTATTTCTTCTCCGTATTCATAAAGTGCATAAATGGCTAATCCTAATATTGCTAATGCTGCAACAACAGCGAGTGCTGGTAGTGCAACACTCATTAAAGCTGTTCCCATCGATGCAAAAGAAAAGGACGAAGCTGCGGCGGCGGCACCGGATATAGTGATTGGTGTTGATAGGGCGATAAAAGCACTGCCCACGTATGCTATTGCGCCAAAAGCGAGCGCTGTTAGTACAATGCCAAGTCCCTCACTAACCCCTAAAAAATCCGCAAATCCGGTTGCTAGATCCACAAAGAGTTCTAATAATATTCCGACAGGAGTTAGTATAAGCCCAACAACTTCAACAATACCAAACAGTAATTGAACAAGTGGTCTCAACAATCTTATTAAAGGCATTACACCAACGGCCATGGCTTCCATCATCAAGCCCAATTGCTCTTGCATCGACACTGCTGGTTTTGTCGTTCTTTCCAAATCTGCGGTGGCTCCTGTGACATTCTTCATTGAATCGGCAGTGGAGTCAAAGGCAGAGCCTTGTGCGTTGAAAAGTTTAGATACCTCATTCAAATCACTCATACTAAGTGACGCTGCAATGGCTTGCTTTTCATGTCGGTCCAATGCATCGAATGTTTGCCCACTTGCTTCCATCCCCTTCTTTAGAAGAACAATTCTGTCATCTTCTTGCGCGTTTAGCAATTCCATACTGTTCATGGTGGTGCCTAATATTGCGTTCAATTTAGAAGTAGCTGTAACAGCGCCTTCTATTGTGTCAAATTGACCAGCGATTCCTAAAAGGGTACTCATTTCCACACCGGCATCTTTTGCTTGTGCTGCTAATTCTTTGAACACATCAACACCTGCGGGACCATACTTGGCTAGCTCGCTCATAGCACTATTAAAGTCTGATGCTAGCTGTCCTGCTGGTACACGCAGTTCTTCAGCGGTGACTAAAAGTTCTTTGGACAAATCTTGTGCTTCGCTAGCATTCATACCAAAACTTTTCAACGCAGTATCGAATATTTTTCCTGTTTCTGAGGCTGATACCCCTGCTTTTTGTAAACCAGCGGCTAGCGTTAGCGTGTCTTTCTTCGCTTCATCTGATAATTCTGTAAATCCTGTGAAGGATGTGTACAATTCTTCTGCTGCCTTAACAGTATCTTCCATTCCAACGCCAAATTTTCTAGTGTCCAATGATGCTGAGAATATAACTTCATTTAGTGCACCCCCAGCAGTGGTCATCTGATTGAAGTTGGCTAAAGCGTTATCGGTTTCAAAGACCATCTTCACGGTGCTTTCAACTATCTTTGAAGCAACAGAAGCCAGCATATTTACTGGTGTTAAGACACCGCTCATTCCCTCTGCTAAATCAGATCCAACGTCTGCTAAAGATTCACCAAAGCTTTTTCCTGCATTTGCACTTTTTTGTAATAGACCTACAACACCTTGTTGTTGTTTTGAGATTCCCAAAGTCGTTTCAAGTATATCTTCTGCAACTTGAACGCTATCCTCGCGTAATTCATTCTCAACTTGAATTTGAGCAATAATCGCATCATTTGCAACTTTTTGATTTTCGAGGTTTTTTATTTTTTCTTTGTCTTGCTCTGAAATGTCTTGACCGCGTTTATACTTATTTTCGATCTTGCTGATTTCATCGTCGAGAGCATCGTTTGCTTTCTCAGCTTGTAATGCTGCGTCTCTCATGGCATCGAGCGACTCTTGCCTTAGTGTTCTTTCTTCCGCTTGTGAATCTGTGATTTGTTTTTGCAGTTTTGCAATTGCATCGAGACGTGCTTCTTCGGCAGCACTTAGATTTGTAATCTGCTCAAGCTTTTGGCGTTGGATTTCCAAAAGCTCATTCATTTGTCTTAATTGATCTGGTGTTTGCTCCGCCAAGTTTTAGCCCTCAATTGCTATTTGAAAGGCCACTTTATTCCTGTGGCTCTTTCAAATTTTGATACGGCATTTTGGAGGGTGGATTTTGATCGATATGTTCTTGGGTCTTTAAGCCCAAACTTGTTATAAGCTTCAATATACTTCTTTTCTTTTTGCAAAGCAGCAGCAAAAGATTTTATCTCGGTTTCGGTGCCCCTGACTCTAACATTTGGTGGGATAATATCTCCTCCAAACATACCTCTAAGAATCATTTTGATCGCGCCCCCGAACATACGAAGCCAACTTTCGTTCACTTCTTCGCGGCGATTGACACCTAAATCTATTTCAACTGAAACGATATCCTGCTCTTCACTCATCTACTCATCCTCCAGAGAATGCACAAACTCTATATAAATAGTAATCTTGGAAAAAATAAAATGAGTTTGTGTTGCTCGTTTACTTGCTTCTACCCTTTCTGCTGGCATCTTTCATTGCTTCTTTCTCCTTTTCCATGTGATCTGAGAGTTTGAGCACAAACCAATGGCGGATTTTGACAGGCAAGTTATAAGCTTCCATGAAGCTCCAGCCTCCATAATATTTCAAGTAGAAAAATTGCTCGTAAACGCTTTCTATATGTTTATCACTTAGGCCAAAAAAAGTCAGAGGTAAACGGCACCTCCAGTTCTTGCTCGTGACCACAAGATTGACATTCATAATTATGCTTCAACTCGACGTTTGGCATTTTTTTAGAGTAGACATCACGAAGATATCTAGCGTCTGATGCCGGAAGGCTTAGAATGAACATGTTGATCATCGATTGATCTGTTTGTCCACCCACAGAAACAATCGCCATCCTCAGTTGATCTGAGAGAGTAGATTCTGGCTGATTGTTCTTTTTCTTGTTGGCAGTCAACTTGAGAAGTTTTTTCTCTGAACTGCCATCTAGTAATTTCATTTTTACTGCGATTTTACCTCTAGGTGTTGTCGCAACAAAAGTGCCATCCCCATTGTCTTCTACACCCTCAATTTCTTCCGACCCTTTTACCTTAGATTCTTCTTCCAAGTCAAAGTCAATCGACCCTTGCGCTCCACAGGCTGGACATGCCACTTTTGTTTGATAAGAAGACCCATATCCGGTAGATCTTGTGGCTATGATGAGAGCGTTCTTATCTCCGGACAAAAGTGAGTTGATGTCGATAGATTTGTTCACAATTACATTCTGTAATAACTTGTCAATTGCGATGCCTTTTTTCAGATAAGACTTAGATGTTAGAATATCTTCGTCTTTTGCAGTCATATATTTGATTTCAACTGATTCTTGCTTGTGCAAAGGGTGATTCTCTGGATAGAAAAGTCCCTTTGACGGCAAATCGACAAATTCAGTTGGTGTAGTGAAATTTAGGGTAGGGGCAGCTTTTTGTTCCTGCTCTTCAGTTTCAATAGGGGGAGTCGCGCCCTGTGGGGCAGGGCTTCCCACCCTGTCTTCGTTGTTTCGTCTAAACATTTTTACCTCTTCTTAGTTTCGTATTATAGCATAAGTAAATTTACTTTTATATGCTTCTATTAGCCAGCAAAGCTCTTGAGTGTTGCATCTGCACCAGAGTATTCGGCGTAATCGTATCTGATAGTTGTTGACAATTCAATCATGTCTTCGCTATCATAAGAAAAATCGCCCCAACTGATGTTTGTAAAGAAAGCATTTTTCAAAAACCATTGACCAATGACATCCAGTGTAGTATCTGTTGCACCGCCGGCAGGTCCCAACGCTTGAATTCTTACATCACCAATTGCAACAGTGGCGGCAGACTTTGTAAACCCGGACAAAGCAGCTTCTGAATCAGTTGGGCTAGCATATCCCATTGATATCAATTTATTGTAGAGTCGGAGGGTTTGATCTGGATTTGCCGGGTCAACAAAAGTTACGTCAACTGGATCCCATTCAGCCCTTCCGGGGTAATAAAACGTGTGGTTCAAAAACTTATGTGGTGTTTCTGAAATCTTTACAGTTGGATTCTTAACTGTTTTTATTGTGTAAGCGTCATTATCTGCAAGTAAGCAGCGAAACCTATACGCTCTTTTCGGCTCCAATGTTACATCTGACCAAAAGCTTGGCATTTGCTGGTCCTCCTATATACTTTGTATTATAAATAGTGGGGGGCAGCAAAACCCCCCACCTCTTTTTTATTAATCCTCGAATGAAGCTCCACTGTTTGTGATGTTGAAATCAATTGCAATGTATTCAATTGCTTTTGTTGGCTTCAGGAAGATCTTAGCGTATACGATATTTCTATCGATAAGCTCAGGTGTCGTTGTTGTCTTGTCGAGTACAACTTTGAAATCATCAAGACCAAATCTAGCTCTTACGGAAGCTAAGAATGGGTTTACTCTAGATGTAAAGTTGACCCATGTTTCTTCTACATTTGGCTGGAACAAGATATCGTTTGCCATTCTAGAAATTTCTTTTTTGACATAGTTCATCAATCTTCTCACGTTGATTCTGTCCAGAGCAGAAGGAGTTACTTGAAGGGTCTTTTGACCGAACACTACAATTCCTTCGTTCGGGAAGTTCGCGATTGGGTTGATGTTTGCCTCATAGAGATTATCTCTGTCTTTCGAGGTCAATCTTTGGCTTGTTCCAACAACAGGCAGTCCAGCAGCACCATTAGAGAGTCCCCCTCTTCTAAATCCTGCTGGTGCGAACCAGAGTTCGTCAGTTGCCTCTGTGTTTGCAAAGACGCCGAGTGCAGCGACTGATGGTGGTACCCAAACAAGCGCTCCTTTTTCTGGGTCTCTAATTTGAACCCATGGATAGTAGGCGCATGCGTAACTGCTGTTTTCCTGAAGGCCTTGAAGGTCAGTGATGACGTTTGCCAAACTTCCTCTTCTGTCCTTTTCAGTTCCAACAGCCTCAGTGTTTGGCTGATATCCGCCTTTGAGGTCAACAATAGCCAAAGCATCTGCTCTATCTTCAGCAGTTCTAATAATCTTTGTGATCAAACCTTGGTTTGTAAGTCCCGGCATTGTAATCATGTTGGTATCTACAACCTCTGGGTCTGAGACTGACTCAATCGCTCTAGAGATGGAGTTCACAACATAATTTGTTGCCGACGTATCGGAAAGATTGATCCCACTATTTCTAAATGGTTCCATCTCCTTTACGTTGAGACCATCATTTCCTCCGAACAATGGAAGAGTGAATCTGTCAAATCCATTTCTAAGAACTTCCCCGAAGGAAGAACTTCCTCTATAGGAGCTACCATTGTTTCTGCTTCCCTCGCTCCAATACATGATAGCAGGAGTGCTGTTGACATTATTTGCAGTTCCAGAGCCTGAAAGATCATCAAGTGTAAAGACAAATGATCTTGCTAGAGCGCTATCGGTGGCGAAAGATGTGTTGAATTGATTGTCGTACAATCCGAAGCACAGTGGTCTTGCAAAGTCTAAGTTTGGTTTTGCATATGTTGCGCTACCGCTAGAGACTGTTTGAGTGTATCCAAAATAAGCTTTTTGAGCAGAAGGTGCATTTTCAGAGCTTACACGAGCGACATGACCGGGATGGATAAATGAGGCTGTGAAAGTGGTAGCCCCTATCAAACCGAAATTGGTTGCACCGGCGTTGCTCCTGACTGGTACTTTAGTAGCTGAACCTTGCGGCGCGGCGAGGGGATTTGCCGATCCACTTTCAATAAAGAATTGATTATATTTCGCAGGTCCATAGAAACCAGCAGGTAGTAGCTTTTCATCAGTAAGACCAGTATCTACGTCATCATTCATCACAACGCGAATAATAGATGAGCGATTGTGGAATCTACCATACTCAATATAGCGCCCTTCGCTATCGTCCCATTCTTGGTACTTATCACCAATTTTTCTTGCAATGTAGTTTTCAGATTTTGGATCTAAATTACATTGTGAGAATCTTTCAATGAATCTTATTGCATTGTCAGAGTCTTTTGCAGATCTGACCACGACTGTGAATGTTCCATATGGATCATCGTCCGTGGTTGATTCACGAATGTCCTCGATTGAAATCTTATAATTCTGACCTTCCCATAAACCACCGTTGATTGTGCTAAAGTGGAATAAGCTTGGTGTTCTTGTGGTTGAGGGTTCAAAACCTGCTGCTTCATTAGACAAGTCTTGTGAAAAAACCACTGGTGATCTAGCATCTCTAAGTGGTCTTTGGTAATTTGATCGATCATTGGTCGTTGTGGATGCGTTCTGCAACGGCAATATGATACCAAATAATTTTCCTTCACCGTCAGCACCGTTGCCGCTCAGGGTGTGACCTTGGCGGTCATCGGAAAGTGCATCTTCATATGTTTCACCAAGCCAATAGCTAGCGGTAAGTCCAGCAGAGCCAACTTTGTTGTTTGTGAGCGTTGGATTTGTATTGAAAACTTTTCTAATAAACTTGTCACTAGCTGGGTTGAAATTGAATTCTGTTGTATGTGAGTAGTTGGTGCTTCCATTTGGTGAGACAACTGCCTTGAATCCATAATCAGTGCCGAGGTTTTGTACAAACGCTCCTAGTGAAGCGGTGGCTGCGCCAGCGTCGAGGCCTACGTGTGCTGTACCTGATAGCTTAATATGCCCTGATTCACAATACCACACGGCAGCGAGTGAACCGGTGCCCAGATCAGCAGTACCAGAAGGTATAATATAAAGACCGTAAGCGCCGCCGTCTGCGTCACCTTTTGCCATAGAGCCGGCCGCTGTTTTCCAACCAGCTAAACCGTCACTCGTTGCAACGGGACTTTCTGCACCAAGGAGACGAACAACGTTGACGGGTGAACCATTTCTCAAATAGGCTTGTGCGGCATAAGCTGCATAAGTCGGAGCAGTTGTGTTACCATTTCTCCAAATATCTTTACCATCGCCGCCGGGAAGTGCTTCACCAAATATGTTCACAAACTCTGAATAAGATTGGACTTTGACTGGTCTAAGTGCTGGTCCTCTCTGTAATCTACCAATAATGGTTGGTCCGATTGCATTGGAAACATTATTTAGGGCTGAATTATCAATTTCATTGATAAAAACTCCGGGGGATACAAACTTGAATTGCTTAACTGACATGTTGTTGTTCTCCTTATTACGATAAGTGTATTAGTTTACAATAATTTCTCTTATAATTAGTGTGCTAAAGTGCGAAAACTCCAGTATCCTTTATTTTTATTTTTCTAGCTATATGGATCTTCTTCAGGAAGAGCAGGGTTCCAGCCATCTGGATATTTTCCGACGCCGGGATTGGTGGTATTATCAGTGATTTTGCCTTTTGTTACTTCTAAGTCTGCTTGAGATATGTTCTGTGGTATGTCACCAAAAATAGACTCCTCTTTGGTAAATTTTATGTCAACAGTGCTTTCTCTAAATGATACTTTTGGCCCCTCTTGGTTTTCTTCAGAGCCAAGAACGTATCCAAGAACATTTATATTGAACTGGGTCTCAATTGTTCTTTCATCTGCACCCATTGAAGACAAATTATTCTGTGGTGCAAAATCTTCAGCTAAAAAAGCCTCAAAGCGATGACCATCTTTTGAAATAAAGAAAGAGTTTATTCCTCCGCCCTTATTCAAGAAAGGCAAAAGCGCCTGATTCATTTGTTGTATGTATTGAGTTCTTATTGTTACCTGATATGTCACATATGTGTATACGGGCATTGGAACAAATGCTGTTTCATAGACAACTTTTTCGGGAGTAGATGGAAAATTTATTTGACCGAAAGTTTTATTTAGTCTTGCCCCCTCAAAATTGGAAGTTTTGTCTTGCACCACTCTTTTTGCCAGAGCAATTGAATTACCTAAAACTTGAGGGGGGACATTTCCATAAATGCTACCTTTTCTGGTCAGGCTTTTTTGCATAGCGGTTCTTTCAAGTGTTAGTACAGGTAAAACAATAGTGCCATCAGCATCTCTATATTCTTTATTCTTTTTAGATTGAAAAGCTCTTTCCGCTGAAACCCAAATAACTGGCAATTGCTCGAAACCCTTGCTTCCAACAATAAAAGTGTTCATGTCGCGCAGGTGGTCCAATATAGCGCCATCGATTGTCTCAATGGTTGACATTTTAATTGGAATATCTTCTCTAAAGCTGCTCATATCTTATCATGGGTACGAATTAGGGTTACCCACTATACCTCCTGCATCAAAGATGCTTCTTCTTGCCTTTATACATTCAGCAGAAATTTCTACTCTGTGGTCGTTTTGACCAAAAAGTTCTCTAGGTTCATTCAAAACAACAATTTCATAGTAGCTCTGTCCATATAAAATAAAATCACCTTCACGAACAAATAGATCTTGGTCCTCGGTGAGTCTTCTTTTGTGAAAATGTATGTTTATACGCGGTCTTCTGTTTATTCCAAGGTGCGTGTTTTCAGTTTCATAACCTTGCCACTCTACAAGAGCATAAACTCTAATTGGGGGCAAAAATGTCTTGTTTATAGCCTCTCCGTAAATTTCATGATAGTTCGTGTGCTCTAGACTTATTGGGTAATACAGTATTTGTTGACCAATGACTCTTTCAATAAGTTCATCATTGACCTGCTTAACAAGATCACGCTCCTTTTTGCCAGTAAACAAAGGAGGTGGCGGCTGACTTGGTTGTTCCCACTTGTTTTTTGCCATTTATCTACCCCACAAAAACAGCGGCAGGTATTTGCTGCATGATCTTGTTTGAATTTTCTACAACGCCGGCACTGTCTTCTGCTAATTGCTGATAAGTGAGTTGATTTAGCACTTCTTTCAACTCTTCTCTTAGTTTTTCTTGTTCTTCTTTGGCTTGCGATATTAGATCGCTGCCGTTCAAAGTGATATCATTGCCCGGAATTGGTATGGATGCAAATTTTGATCTGACCAGTCCGAGCATTTCTTTTGCTAATGCAAGAGCAAACCTTCTTATCCATTGTTTACCAATTGAATTGATATTTTCATATGGTATATTTTGGAATGGAAGAGTGTTCATGTTATTGACACCATCTATTCCTGTTTTGATGCTTGAGTCTGCCTCTGTGTATGGATCAGACTCGACTGAGAATTCAACCCAGAATTTGGTCGGTGAATAACTCTCTCTAGGAATTGGAAAAATTCTTAATTGATTATTTCTTAGCTCATATGACCAATGTGACACACGAGTGTATAGTGCATCCTCATACGCCATGGCTTGCGATTTATTTTGCCAAGCCGGGACGATTTGAAATGTTGAGTCATCTGCATATTGCCCATATGTTGATAAATTACCAACAACATTTAGACCACCATAATATCCATAAAATCTCCACATTGCCGCTGGTGTTTTGTAAAACACCCTTCTTACTGTTACTCTTTTATCTCCAACTTTACCAAAATATGGATTTTCCGGCACTGTTGCGCTGCTTGATATTATATTCTGTAAGTCGTAATCTTGCACAGCCGCTGTCATGTTGAAAGATGCAGAATAAATCGGAACAGTTCCTCCAATAGCAGCTTCAGTAGAGATACCATCGGCAACTGTTTTGGCATATGCAAAATTGAATTTTGGATACTTCAACTCAATGTTAGATCCAGACAAACTATTGCCACTTTCAATTTGTCCATCTTGGTCAAACGAGGCTGTAGTAGCGCCCAGCAAATCTGATAATACATTTTTTGCTTGATGTGAATTTACAATGTACGAATATTCTAAGACTGCTTCTTCATAAGCTGAGTAGATTTGAAATTCTGTTATTTCTAGATCTAGTACGTCTCCCCCTAATTTCTTATAAGTGTAAGCAACTTGATCAACAGCCCCAGAAACAAAGGGTGTGGAACTGTATATACCAAAAGGTAACGGATTGGTTGCTGAATTAACATTTGAATGTGTGCCGGTGACAGGCAATACAATTGCGCTTGTTACGCTAGCGGGTGTTAGTGTTGGGACAGACATGCATAGAATCCTCCATGTATAAATAGCTTGACGTTCAAGTAATAGAAAGAAAAAAACCCTGCTTCCAACCGAAATCAGAAGCAGGGTCTTGTTTTTGTTACAGTTTAGTTAGCTGTATTAGTCAACAAGGTTGTGACAGATAACCAATCCGTACATATCAGGACGTACCATCTTCTTAGCATAGCGTGTCATGACACCCTTACGCGGCACGAAGTCTTCCGTACCAAAGATGGTAGGAGTGACTTGGAGCGGCACGTATGGAGCGTACACATATCCACTTTCTAAGAAGCTTCCACCCTTGCGTCCAACAAGGATAACGTTTCTGATGAAGTAAGGATCAACATAAATGTCGAACTTCTTGCTTACTTGACCAACTTTGACAGCACCTGCGGTACCCTTTGGAGTATCAGCAACAACGCTTGCGCGGAAGCCACTTGTGAACTCAAGGATGTTCGCAACTTCTGGGGAGCAAACTAAGAAGTTTGCGCCACCACGGAGTGTCTTTCTGTGGATTTGAGCAGAAACATCATTGATAGTTTCAATTAATGTCTCATACCACTCAGACACGGTACCGGTGAAGTCAGGTGGAGCAGTCGAGCTAGTAATCTTGACACCTGTTTCTCTGTTCAAGAATTGACCCGGACGACGTGACCAGTGAAGAGAAGCAGCAGATGCGCCTTTTACAAGGTCATTGAGCAACTCACGGTCGATCTCAAGAGCAATTTGCTCAGAGAGGATGCTTGTAAGCTCAACTTCTGCATCAAGGTTGTGGTAAGCTTGGAGGTCTTGTCCAAGTTCTGGTGTCCACTTAGCCTTGAGCTTCTTAGTCACTGCGGTGACGCTGACAGAATCAACTTTGATGTCGATCTCTGGAATTACATCAACACTTGTGTTGTTGAAAGCGCCTGCTGTGTCACCTGCACCTTCAAGTCCCCATGCGTCTGCACCAGCAATTGCACCAAGTGCGTCATTGCCAACTGCTGCAAAGTTATCAGCGAGTGCGAATGTAACACCAAGAGGACCACCAAGAGCGTTGACGTATGCTTTCAGGTTAGCAGTTGTTGCTGCGGTACCAGCGGAAGCAGTAGATTCAAATACAAGAAGAATAGTTGAATCATTGGTGAATGGCAATGCATTGAGAGACTCATTTGCATTAGTGGCAGTTCCACCAACCATAGTTGTCAAGCGACGAACCAAACGATTTGATCCACTTACCGCTCCAGTCAAGTTCAATGTAATAAAATCATTTCTGTTGAACTGAGCGCTAGCAAGACCAGATGCATCGGTTTCTGCAACAACAACTGACTTTCCTTCAAGATCAGGGTCGTAGCGAACGAGATCTGACAGGTATGTAGTCTTTTCGCTGCCACCAATCGCGGCGTTTGTTACAGCGTTTTCAACGTCATCTCCAGTTCCAGAACCAACAACACCGGAAGCGACAATGCTAGTGCCGTCCAAGGTTGCAGAACCTGTTGGGGATGAGTATCCGTTATTAAGTGCATAGAAACTACGCTCTGCGTTGGCTCCATCAGCACCACCACCAAGCTTTACGCCACCGGTGATTTGATGACCAACAACTCCTCCACCATAAAGTGAAGTGTCTTGTCCCTGATCCAAACGAGCATTGCTCAATGTGAAATCAAGGAAGAAAATGAGACCTGATGGGAGGCTCATTGGTTGAACCGAAATCAAGTCATTAGCAACCAAACTGCCGAATACACGGCGAACGATTGGGAATGCTACAGCAGCGAAACCTTGAACATCTCCTGCTGCCATGGAGCTAGCCTCACGAAGAAGTTCCTTCGCTTGGTTCTCCAAAAGACGTGACATAGACGCCTTTGTGCTATCGTTATCTAAACCTTCAAGAAGCCCGGTCTTTTCCCACTTGTCAAGCAGGGCAGCACCTTCCTTCTGGAGATTGCGATTAACGATGCCTTCTGTTAATTTATCTAAAACTGACATGTTTATTTTCTCCTATATTAGTTAATACCAGCTAAAATTTTCATCCTATCCGAATACGAATGGGATTCCTTTTCTACCCTTCTAGGTAATGTTGTAGACCTTCTCTCAACTGCCTCGCTAAGTGATTTTGGCGCAACCTTTTTGTTTGGTTGTGCACCCACCGTGCTTTGAAGTGCCTCGAAAATTGTCTTTGTCTCTTCTACAGAACCAGATTTCATGATTGCCTCGACAATTTTATTTTTTTGTCGCTCATTCAGGGAGTCGTCAACCAAGACCTGATTTGTATAGAGTAGTTTTGCGTTCTGAAGGTTTACCTCTGTCAAGGTATTCTTCATCTGCAAAAGCATTTCTTTGTATTTATCGGCTTTTTCTTCGAGTCGATAAATTTCTCTCTCAGCACCCTCTAATACCTTTAGAGCTTCGCTGAGATCTTCATCTTCTTTTTCCTCTTCTTCTAGTTCTTTAACATCAAGAGGTTCTTCAACTTTGGTTTGAAGAATATCGATTTCATGCTCAACACTTGAGTCTGGTCTTTGTAACCAGCCAGCCTTTGTAGGCTCCATATCGAGTGTGAGTTCTTCTAAAATATCTACAAGCTCTTCCTCGGTGATTTGAATTTCTTCTTCCACCTCTTCTTCATCAGCTTCTTCATTAATATTTTCCGCTAGTGGAGAGTCTAAAGCGGGAATTCCCCCCCCCGCCTCTGCATCTGATGCTTGCATCTGTTGCGATAATTGATCAAAATCAATTTCAACTTCTTCCTCATCATCTGGGCATGGGCAAAGCTTGTCGCCTTCTGTGGAAGCAAGTGGCATTTGTTGTGCAAGATCCTCGTCTGATTCTAATCCGTCTTCATCATCAAGAGGCTCATCAAGAAGATCTTCTTCATCCTGCTCCAAAAGTGCCTCAACAGCGTTTTTAATTTCTGATTGATATTTTTCAATAACGGCTTGTTCAGCATTTTGTAGCGCAGCTTCTTTGAGTGCTTCTGCATCAACAATTGCTTGTTCTAACATATTAGACATTTTTTTGCTCCTGTATTTAAGTGCTTGTAGATATATTACATCGTTTATAATTAGTGGATAAAAAGCGAAAAAGCCTTTTTAGTTTATATCTGCGTATCCGTATATTTGTTGGATGGCTTTTGAGATCATCTGCCTCTCTTTTAGCGAGTAGTGCCTGTTGGAAAACATGATGAAACCCATTTCGCCGTCAAGATCATCCATACTGTCGTGAATGTTTCGGAAAACCTGCAATTGTGCCGTGTCAAATCCCTTAGCTGCCATGGTTGTTGCGGCAGCAGCAGTCACTTTATCAGCCTCTTCCAGTCCGGTCGAAGAAACGTCAAAGGACGCGATTGCCTCTTTTGCGTAAACATTTCTAGTGAAGGCGTTATCTGCATTCGCTGTGTTGGTATTTATCTTATATTCGAGATAGTATAAGGCAAATTGATTTCTACAGGTTGAAACCCCAGTGCTGCCTGTCATATTAAAGAAATTATCTGCACGAAAGTTCACTTCTCCGCCATTATCAACTCTACCAAAACACTCTACTCTTAAACTATCCGGATTAGCGGTTTGCAAGGATCCACAACCAAACCTCGACTTTGGAACAGTTCCAGTAGAGGTGCCCCCAAAGATACCTTGATTGTTGTCATCATTTTCTGTTTTTATCAAAACAAATACGCTACAGGATGCACCCCAATCAACATTCTTCGCACTGCCCCCTGAATCCGCTGTAACATAGTGCTCGTTATTTGCACCTGTGCCACGGATAATTGGGCGTCCATTTAGTCCATCATGGATGTAGTGTGGCACTTCGCTGCTTTTTTTATAAAGGTGAGTTTGGTCTGGTCCTTTATCATACCAGAAATCTAGATTGGTATCATTAGCTGTTCCAGCAATCTCAGGTTGTGTGGCATCATACCAGCCCTTAATATCGCTGGCACCAAAGTGGCGAATGATTCTATCTGGACCTACATCGGCAACTCGGCGTTTGCCCGTCTGAGTGGAGGAGATAGATTTTGCTCTTTTAGATCCTAAACCATTCCTGTTCATTCACTAGCCCACCCCTACGGATCCAGTCCAATTGTTAGTCAACTCTCTTTTTTCAATCCCGGTCAATCCAGCAATGATTGAAGCTGATGTTGGTGTGCTAGCTGTGTCACTCAATAAATACAGATTTGTAATTCGGAACTCCCCTGTGTATGAATCTCCATTGTCTAAAACAAAGTAATAATCACCATCAGCACCTGCTGCGGATCCACTTACACCATGTGAACTAAAGCCGAACCTTAGTGGAATATTTGTACCCGTGTTTGTGTTAGCGATGGTCACAAACTTTGTGACATGAGGAAATTCAATCTCAGTTGGGGCGCTTCCAAGTCCAGCCACTGCAAAAGAAGCTTTTGCATAAGGTATACCAGACATTTGATATGAACCGACGTTTCCAACGCCTTTTGAATATTGATAATAATTACCCATTTACCTTCCCCTCTCTAATTGTAATTCTTTTGCCTTTTTGTTGGCTACTTCTTTCTTATTCGCTCGTTTGCGAGCCTGTTTAATTCTTCTATTTCTATCAGATCTTTTTTCATGAAACTTTCTTTCTCTGCATTCTTCCATGATTCCAGATTTTTTTACTTTCCTGATAAATCTCTTAATCATTCTTTCCGGGTGTTCTCCCGGTCGTAGAGTAACTTCTACATTAACTGGTTTAGCCATTCTTTATCACCTTCCAAGTGTCACCAAATATCCCAGCCAAATCAGAAATATCAACGCCGGCGTCTTTAGGGTCAACACCAGTTAGGGCGCTTTTTGGCCCTGTAGAGCTAATATCTCCAGAAGATGACATGGGGTCGGTGCCCTCAAAAACATTGACACCGTTCATGGAATCTCTTCCTATTGCATCTAGCATTTTTTGCCTTTGTTCCTTTAGATTTGCCATAGCCTCGGACTCTCTTCTATTAGTGGTGGGCATTGTCGCCTCTTTCTTAGGTTGTTCCGTGATGGTCTCCGTGGATGACAATCCTACAGCTACCTCTGAAATAACCTTAGATAAAACACCGTCTTCCAAAAGAGATTCTTGTATGCATTCTTTGACTATTGGCTTTATCAATTTTTTGAGATCCGATTTTCTCATCTAGTCCTCCAGAACATAATTTAAGGCGCGGTTGATTCTATCCGCTTTGCTGAATATTTGTTTTTCTACACCTTCTTGCAAGCTCATGTAAGCTCCGGGTGTTGATGGTTCAGAAACAAAATCAAAACAAATCAATTGAAAATCTTCTTGAACCGTTACAGTGCCATTTGCACCTTCTGATACAGAGCCAAGACCTCGGGAGGAAATTCCCAGTGAAACACCAGAGTCCACCAAAGACCGAAGGACTTTGCCTGACGGGGTGTCCAATACTTTGACCTTCCCCATCACTGAGTTGCCGTCCCACCAAACTTCTGTTACGAGGTGAGATGCGTTCTTGAGGTTGATCACTGAGTCATCTGGGTGGTCTAATTCACCCAAGGCTCGTCGCTCTCTAACAAGTTTATCATAATTTTGCATCTCGCGATGCAATACTTTTTGAGGATATACTCTGCCATTTCCATTTTGAACTTCAGCCTCTTGTAACTTGCCGGTAAGAATCATTCCTCCATTAGATACAAATTTTTTCTCTTCCTCAGTAAGAAGGTCTTGGCATACACCACCCTCACAAAGTTCATAATATTCTCTCAAAAGCTTTTTTGACATAATCTATTTCCTTATACGGGCGCAACCCGTTCGAGCTAGGACCCTTTACAACATCTTCTGACTGGTTGCAATTTCCAACGCTTCATGTTATCCTCCGTTGATTTTTATACCAGAATCATCAAAAATCATGCTAATGATGTATGATGTTCCAGAAGCTAGCCAACCTAGAATCAATAAATTGGCGATATTATAATCAAATGTAAATAGTTCTGTAAAACCGTTTATCCCAAACAAAAAGACCCCAACCCAGAAGCCTGTGCACATGGGGCAATGCACCAGCTTGCCAAACCATTCTGACTTTTCTAGAATGTACTCTCTTTGTTTTTCAAATATGCTGCCGTAAACTAGGATTTGAGTTAATCCATATGAAGTGAGAATAAAATATAAAAGTTCCAAAATACCTCTCTTGTTATCTGTATTCGTAATATAATCCGTATGGGGCCATGCCGGGGAAGATTGAGCCTTTTGTCTCCTCTTGTGGGACTTCTCCAAGCTCTGTGGAGTGTTCTGCATCTGGTTCGACTAACTCTTCTTCAAATTGGTCATGATATGCCTTGACATACTCATAGTATGGTCTCTCTTCTTCTAAAAATTTAGAAATGTTGTATAAAACACTTTGAGTGGAGTCCACACCCTCTACTTTTGATTCTGGTATCACAGCTTCTAAAGAATTATATACATTTCCGCCTTGCACGGAACCCAATTGTATAACACCCTTTTTTCTCAAAAAAGAAAACAGTCTGTCTTGTGCCTCATAAACATGCTTGCTGTGTTTTTCTTTTGCAAAAGTTACGACTTTGTTAGTTTCGGGCAGAATGGCGATATCAATCTCTGGATGGTCAAAAACCATATAATTGCCATCCAAAGTTTTTCTAATATTCATAGAAACAGTTGCTTGTGGGTCTTTTTTGACCTCCTCTTGCGGTGCTTCTTCTTGGGCTGCTGCCCCTACTTTTATTGATAGTGCCATTAGTTTTGTATCTCTCTAGCTAAATTTTGCACTCTCAAAACTTTTTTTACCATGTCAATTGACACAGGCTCTTTTCTAAAAGATTCGAGAATGTTTAGGATTTTTTCACTTTTTTCAACCATTTCAACATCCTCTGCTATTTCTTTTACGTCGTCACTCTCAGAAAGGATGTTTTTTAATCTTCCAATTTCTTCATTCAAATATATGTTCAGATCTAAACCATTATCTGAAAAAGACATGACATATTTTTGAAGCAACTTTTTTTGCTCCTCATGAAGATCGGCTGATTCATATTGTTTGTTGTAGCGCTCAACAAACTTCTTAATTACCAAGTTATCAACCTTGTCAGCTTTAGCCTCAGTCAATTGTTCGGCAGACGTTAATGTCTCAAGAACTGTAGTTTCTAATAATACTTTCTTTTTTGGAGAAAGGGAGTCGTTGAATATTTGATGGATGGTTGCAATGCTTTTATAGTTTGGTACAAACTGCGAAAACACATCCGGTGTCAGTTCTTTGTTGATTTTGTTGATTAGGGCGCTTTGTTCTTGAAAAATTTGCCTCTTATCAAGCTCATTGTGTTGCTTTTTTGCCTCAAAAATAAGCTTTTCTGCAACATACGGCTGTAGCCCTGATTCTTCTTGCAAGGATTTATATATTTCCAACTCTTTTTTCAATAGGGTGCCTTTTCCAAAATGCTCTTTAACGATCTTGCTAATTTTTATTCCGTAATCAGACCTCTTTTGTATTACAGATTTTGTCAGTTCTCTAACCAAAACCTCAAACAAAAATGCCGTGTTTCTTTTTTTATTGTGCTTTAGCTTCATTATCTTTGGACTCCAATTCGTTTATAAGCTTCTTTATTTCATTATTTACTTCAAAAACTTTTTTCTCTTCGTTCTCATAATTAGACTCTTTACTCTCGTAAATTCCTTTTGCAAGCTCAAAACCCGGAAGAATGTCTCTGATGCTTCCAATACTATCCCCTGCATACTTGCCTTTCATGTTTCTCTTACGGTGACCGGCAGGGTTATTACTTATGCGTGGAGTGTAGTGTTTGCCTTTTGATTTAGGAGTTGTGGTCATAGCCCTGCCGCTTTCATCTCTTTTAGCAGGAAGTTCTTCGCCGCCGGCGTCTGGGGTTGCTAAGAGAACATCATCCTCTCCGCCTTCTTCTCCACCGGCTTCATCTCCACCAAGATCGTCTCCGCCGAGATCCTCATCTCCACCAAGATCGTCTCCGCCAAGATCTTCATCGCCGCCCAAGTCATCACCCAAACCTCCGCCGGCTGCTCCGCCTTCTGCGGTAACAGCTTCTCCAGCAGCGTCAAGAAGGGCTTGAACTTTTCTATCGTGGAACATTTCCCTTTGAACTCTCAAGAATTCTTCGTCAGACAAGTTGAAGATGTTGTGTGCAACCCAGCGTTTGCTGAAGAATCCTTCTGTTGCGTTAGACGCAATTTCAAATTTAGTTCTCCAGTGTTCAAGTTCTTGTAATTCAGCAATTCTAGAGGGGTTGTTGAGATACAGCTTAAAGGAAATAAGGTCTTCTTGTCTGAAGCCGAGAGTGTAAAGGTGGATAATACCAATCTTTTCAAGCTCAGTTATAATTGCTCTCTGCAATCTTTGGATAGTTCTGGCAAAGCGAATATCTTTTTGTGCCAGAGTTGTTTTATCTTCAGCGCCTTCTTCAGAGGTTGTCAAATAGGAAGCAGGAATTTTGATCGCTGAAAACAATTTATCTCTCAAGTACTTAACGTCATCAATGTCGCCCGTATAAGTCCCCCCTGCTAATGTTTCAATTCTAGAACTAACGTTGCCTCTTGTCGGTATAAAATAGTCCTCTTCAACTGACATTGGATTATAACGCAAATCGACGCGACCAGTGGTTGGGTCAACAACCTGATTACGTTTCATCTGAGTCATGACCTTTTGCATATACTGTTCAATGTCATTTGGCGCGATGTTACCAACATCAATATAAAATACGCGGCGCTCTGGAGATCTGACGATACGATAAGCCATCATTGCATCCTCAAGAAGAGTGAGTTGTCTCCAAATGCGACGGGCAGGCTCCAACACTGATGTGCCGTATGGGGCGTATTTGTCGTTGCCTAAAATTCTAAAGTGCCCAATCTGCCAGTTCTCAAACGTCAGACCACCTGAGTTCCATTGATACTGGACATAGTTTGGATTTGTCTTGTCTTCACCTTCCAATCTTTCAATTTCAGCAGTTGGTAGCCCAATTACATTCGTAATTCCCATCTGCTCGTCAATATCTAAATAAAGAAAGTAGTCGCCAAACTTGCACATAGTTCGGCACCATCCGAATAAATTATGGTCAATGTTGAGAACGTTATGGTATAGAGTTTCCAAAACAGCCTTGATCTCATCATTCGCACAATCAATACGCAAAAGCTCTTGTAGTTCTGACGATGTTGTCATCTCGTCAGCATAAATATCCATTGCAGAAGCTAGTTCTGGCATGTACTCCATTTGATCGAAGTCAGAATATCTCTCCGCCCTGCTTATGTTCCCCATCACAGAGTTCATCGGGTACCCGCTTAGAGGTTCATATGAAGCTTTTTTGAATGACATTCCGCTTGCTGAAGTGAAATCGTATTTATTTAGTTGACCTCTTCGGAGTCTCCTTGGAGTCTGTGCGCGGTAGTTTACAATTGGTCCAGAAAAAAGTCTGGTCAGTCTTTTGAAGAGTGGTGAATTTGCTTGTCTTGGGTTTTTTTGTTGGTCAACCATTTATTTCATCCTTTGTAGAGCCATTCAAATTGCTGCTGCTTTTTTATTTTATCACCCTTTTTTATCTCTTTATACCCCTTTTGTCCCGGTATAGTCGTATTAAGTGATGTTTTAGTTGTGACCATGGAGCTAATAAATGCCTTGTTGTATTCCATGGCTCTCTTATTTGTTGTCAATGCAGTATCTTTTACCCAGCATGCGATTGCAATACTCATGGTCAAATCATCATTGTAGCCTCGCATCGCCTGTGCTCTGCCGTTGTTCCAGACAAAAGTTCTCAATTCATTCACTAGGCGAACCGAGCGCAAAGTAATTAGTTGATTTCTTACGAATTCCTCTAGTTTAGCAATAATTAGTGGTCTTGTCTTCATAGAGGTAGTAAAACCAGCTACAGTATTAGATTGGTGCTCTGCAATCACTTGTTCGACATATTCGTGAGTGGACTTGACTGAATAATATAAATTAGGATATTCATATTCATTTGTTAGTTTTTCCAATACCGAAAAACCAATATTGTTATTTTCGACCACAACAAGACATTCACCATATTCTCTACCAGTTTGACTTAGAAGGCTAGCGTACATCTCTAGATTTGGCTTTCCTTGGTATTCAGCCACTTGCTCCATGGTATCCACATTGATAACGTGAAAAGCAGAATGATCTCGTCCGTCGCCTCTTGCAACGTCAGCTACTAGCACATAACTGCCACCAGTTTGGTATGGTTCCCAAATCCACAAGTTTCTATCAAAGCCTGTCTTGTACTTTGGCTCGCATATGGTGTGCTCTTCCATATTGCTAATATCTTCCGGGTGGATGACGGACTCACCGGACGTATTGAAGTTACACTCAAGCTCTTGGGCGATTTGTCGCCTAGACATGTTTCGCGTTTCTTTATCGAACCATTGTTTATCTCTGTCCGGGTGAACATCCCAAGGCAACACTGTTGGGTGAAAATCGTTGCTTTGTGTTTCTGAATCTGAGTAGGTCTGATGGAACCAATTACCAACGCCGTTGGGAGTGGAAAGGGCAATGCAGCGACCACCAGTAGACAGTGTAGGGTACAAACCTGTCCAAAGCTCGTCTAGACCCTCAACGTGTGCTGCCTCATCAACGACAAGAAGCGAAAGTGCCTCTGAGCGACCTGCGTCTCCAGAAGTGGAAGAAGCTTTGATCTGGGACCCGTTACTCAACTCAAATGACGCCCTGTTATCAATTGATACCTCTGCGATGCGGATCCAGTCTGGAAGGTTTTTTATCATGCTTTTCACCTTTTTTACAAGGTTTGTTGCTGTTCCAAACTTAGTGGCGATAACAAGGATGTTCTTATCCCTATGAAATACCATCATCCAAGCAACGTAAGCAGCAACGATGGTGGAAATACCAAGCTGTCTAGCTTTTAGCACAATATTGAAACGGTAATCGTTGAAGTCTTCCAGCAGATCTGCTTGGAAGTCAAAGGTTTTGAAGGGGATTTGTCCTTCAAGGGGGTGTGATATTTTTACATAATTATTTATGAAGTGTGTGGGGTCTTTACCACACTTGATGATTTCTTGGACTATTTGTTTTTTTGATAATTGATATCCAGCCATCTCATGACCTTTGTTCTCTTAGTGTAACAAGGAGCGGTTCCACAGTTTCCAACATGCTTGAAACCTGTCCCGCTTCGTAGCCTCTACGCTTAAGTTGTCTTCGTAGCATGTCTCTGATACTTTTCGCTAATTTGTTGAATTTTACTGGGTCGTCAAGGATAGCTTTTAGACCGGCATCTTTTTTGATAAGTTCTTGATTATCGCCAATGAAGCGGCTGACTATCTTGCCAACGACGCCTTTGTCTTTTCCAAGGGCACGGACACCTTGACGTCCTTTTTCTTTTTCTGCCGCTTGTGCTTGGCGGAATTCATAACTAGCCTTGTGATACTTCTTGAATTCAGGGCTTGTTAGGACGTAATTCATTAGCTGTGTGATATCCTCTTCGGGCATCGCAGCTATATCAGCAGAGCCTTTATGTCTTTTTGCAATGAATTTTCTAAATTTTTCAGCGTCTTTGGATTTTGCAACTTGATGAAGAGCCATTACAAAGTATGCTTCTTTCTTTTTTGTCTCTGGTCTTACTTTGTTCCCCGGCATTACCAAGCGCATTCTGCTAAAAAGAGAAGATTTTACTCTGGAGACGTCTGTTGCCTCCTCTAGTGAATCCATTCTTTCAATTACCTCTGCAATTGGAATATTTCTTTGCTTTAGGTACTGACCGATTCTTTTAGCAATCGCTTGTGCAGTGCTTTGACTTACGCCCATCTTTTGAATATGTGTGACGAGCGGAGTTTCTTTTTGCCCACCTTGTCCAACCACAACATCTTTTTGCTTTTTCATTACAGAGACTGGGGTATCTTTTGGTAGCGATGCTTTACTAGATTCGCCTTCGCCTTCACCAGAGGTCTCTCCGCCTTCGTCTGAGCCTGTGTCTTTTTCTTCCGGGGAGGGTTGTGCGGGTCGGCGGCTCTTTGCTCCTTTCATCCTTTGAAAGATATTTGAAAGCCCCTTCAAGGGTGAAATTTCCGTGAGATCTTCGGAGGTTTCCATCTCCTCTAGCGCTAGTATTAGCTCCTCTTCTATTTGCTCTTTTGTGATCATACCTTATATAAATCCTTCAGAGTTTGACCACCCTCGTCTTTGGACGAGTAATTGCTTGGTTTCTTTGCACCGGAATAAGAATCTTTAGCTGTTTGCATAAAGTTCTTGATGGCTGAGTCAAGGTCTTTGATTTGAGGATCTTTGTTTCTGTCCACCTCTTCTACACCAACGACGTCTTTTAGACCACTAATTTTGTAATGTTGCTGGGCGCAAACATCTGTTCTTTGTCTGGAGATAGCTTGAACAAGGATGTCTACCTCGCCTTCTTTAGTCAAAGATAGCGTCTCACCAGTGACTTTTTTGTATTCTTTGGTCAAAAACTTTTTGATATTTTCGATCATAGAAGCAATGTCGCTTTCAAATTTGTTGTCCTGATGGACTTCTTTGAGTGTGCATTCCGCTTGATAACTAATTTTTAGACGATTTCCAGAAATTGTGCATCCGAAACCATCCATGACTCTTTTGTCTGTAATTTTCACTTCTTCTTCTCTTCTCAGACCAATCTTAATTGGATCACCGTTTTCGTCTAGTGCTCCGTCATATGAGTTAGCGAGCACTTGAGATATACCTCTTACAATTTCTAAAGCTGTTGCCATTATTCTTCTCCTCGACTATAATAGTTAGATAAAAATTCTACTCTCTTATCTATGTTTTGCCACCTTTCTTCTTTGCCCTCGACGAATTTTAAGTAGCAGCGGTAGCAGCAATCGTACTTATTCATGTAAACGTCGTCTTTCTGTTCAAAAGAATAAACGAAGCAAGCGGGGCAAGTACGGTCTTCCTTGTTAGTAAGTAGTTTTTTTGAAACAAAAAAACCATTTGCTTCAATTTTCTCATCATATGTTTTATTTTGAAGCTCTTGTTTATATATTTCTTTTATTTCCTCAAGGTATTTTTGCTCTTTTTCTTGAGTCCAAGTGGACCTTGGATTTTGGATTGTTTCTTTGCCATACTTTTCAGCAATCGCTTGCTCTAGCTTGGCGATATAGTTTAGATCTTTTTTCATATTGAGTGATTATACTTTTATTTTATCTAACTTTTCACTAATAATGGCAAGTTTATTTTCTAAATCTGTAATTTTTTTGTCTTGCTCTTTCGCACCTTCGACCAAAAATGAAATGATACGAATGTAATCCATGCTGTTTGCATATTCGGGATTCGCTGACCATTCTACAATTTCTGGTAAAACTTTGCCGACTTCCTCTGCGATAAAGCCATAGTCTTTTTTGCCAGTGTCTTTCCAATCATAAGAAACTCCATTTAGTTTTTTTAGAATATCTATTGAATTTTCCAGCGGTTGTACATTTTTTTTGAATCGTATAGAGGAGTAGGAGACAAAAGCATTTGCCTTAACTTTCCCAGATACATCGCTTGTGTCTGGCAAAGTGATCGCATGGGTTGCGGAACAATCGCCGATAGCCAAAAATTTGTCAACATGAACGCAGGATCCGGACAAGACCAAACCTCGGTGGACTGACCCTGAAACGATCAATGCCCCGCTGCCGCCGTCTTCGTAGTATATTTTCGCTTCATTATTTGGTCCAAAATTGAAGGCGGCTGCGTCTCCGGTGGACACAAACTGTAGCTCACCGCCGATCTTTAGCGGAGAGGCTCCCTCTAGGGTTCCATCTATTTGAATCTTTGAACCAGACAAAGTAATACCATCGGCTGAACCGGAAATCATATTGTTACCAAATCTAAGTTCGGTTTCGGGCGTTATTTGTAAATCTGTGCCGTCAAAAGTAAAATTAGGAATACCGGCTCGGTCGCCGCCGCTGTTGAATTGAATTTGACCCAGCCCACCACGAGCAGGTAGATTTTCAGCGTCATGCCTTTTCTCTTTTACACGAACATATTGTTGAAGCTGACCTAATGTTCTTAGTCTTCTACTCATTGTTCTTTATCTCCACCGCGATTGCAAACACGGATATAGATATAATTATGCCGCCGAGTACCCCACCAGCCAACCACCAATGAGAATAATCATTGGGCGACTCAAGGGCTAGTTCCTGAAGTCTGCCAATTTCTTCATCTTTTATGGTTAAGAGTTGCTCATACTTTTTTGTTGAAGACTTCAATTTTATGTCGCTGATCTGTAAATCAAGCTCCAGTTGTGCGGATAACAGCTTTAGCTCTCTGTCTATCTCTAAGCGACATTCCTCTGCTGTGTATTTCTTATCGGTGAGAACCTTGGCTGCTGCCGTTGGGTCCATCAGAACACCAGTAAAGGGTGCAGGATCTCCCTTTTTCAATTCAGTTATAACCCCCTCTTGCGCCCAAGCAGGGAAAGCAAAGAGTATAACTAAAAATATGGATAGTAGTTGTTTCATCCTTTTATCCCGGCTAATTCTTTATACCTGTTCAAGCTCTCTTCAAAATCAGATGTGGTCTTCCAGTTTATGTCTGGGCGTATGGATGGTGCGGCTTGTATTACTTCTTTTGTTGTTTCTTGAACTGCCCCTTGGACTTGATTGGCTTTTGCAAACCACTCGGCTGCGGCTTGCTCCGCTTTAGTTGTCAAGTCAATGCTTTTTGCTGTTTGTCTTAGAACATCCTCCGGAAACGCTGCATCGGCTGCATCCAGTTGATCTGGAGTTAGTGTTATCATCCTCTCTGCAAATCTAGCCATCTTATCGCTTGTTTTAGTTAGATCAATGACGACATCTTTTTTATCAAAATCCTCGGTCGCGTTTATTGCTGCGGCTTTAGTTTTGGTGAGTAGATCCTTTATGAACTCTTGCTTTGGTGAGCCTTCAACAGCAGACATAAATCTTTCCTCTGCCCCATTCAATAGTCGAATGCATTCTCTTTGCGTCAATTCTCTCCCGTTAGACACAACAACGCCACACATGGCTACTTCTTCTGATAAGCCTTCGCCTCCACAGATATTAGCAGCCAATTCCTCACCTCCACTTTTAAGAAGTGCTTCAATTCCGTTAGTAAGGCTGTTTGTAAATGATGTAAATACTTGGACTCCTCCTGTAGATATGATCATGGCTAGCGTTGTTGCGCTTATAGTAATGCTCATTAGGATTGGTGCGATTTCTTGAGCTTGCTTTTCATCTGCTGCAATTTTGCTAGCCAGCCAGTTGAAAGGCTTCATTATAAGATTCATGATTTTTGAAATAGAATTAGACATCCACTCTTTTAATTGAACCCATGTTTGACTAATGGTTTGTTTAGCTGCTGCCAATTTCTTCATCCAAAGCTTTCCTAATTTAATTGCGCCTTTTGTAAGGAAAGAAAATACAGATTTAGACGCAGTTAGCAAAAGCTTCAAGCCTTTGTCTGCTAATTTTAGAAAGAATATCAATTTACTTCTGTCAAAAGTTTCTTTGGCTTTTCTTGCCATGCCTTTTACTTTTTCTACACCTTTCTTTATAATCTCCACTTCGGAAAGTTCAGCGTTTTCTTGAAAGTAGAATTGGCGTTCATATTCAAAAGATTCATCTAGAGTTGCGTAAAGTTCGTCTATACGATTTTGACTGTAGCACTCTTGAACATATTCATCAAAGTTTCTTGCTTCATATCTCTTTTCATTGGTTGACTCATCTAGAACAGGAATAAAAATATTATCATAGTTTTCCCTAATGTGGTCACTAAGATTTTCATCCTCCAACAAGCTTTTAGCTTCTTTTTCATTTTCAGAAATATTCTCAGAAATTATATTGTTGTAATCAACCTCAACCTTTCCTATTTCTTCTCTTATTAACTTTTCTAATCTCTTCTTTGTAATTTTCATTTCTTGACTAACTCCTTATTTACAATGTCGTAGCCTTCCACAACTCCCACCTTTTCGTAGTCAAAGCCGGGGAGTAGGGCAATCTTTTGCTCTGGGAACTTACCATTCACAATAAACGAGCAAGCCTGACCTACCACTTCTGTAAATAGTGCTGGGTGAGACTTAGGGGGCATTGTTTGTATGTGTGCGTTATAAGATGCAATCTCGCCTTTGGCGTCAAACTTTGTGTCACGCTGGATGTGAGACATAAAATCGTGGACTGCTCTGAACTTTGCGTTTGTTGCTGGGTCGAAGATATCATGCTCTGCGTCAAGTGTGGAAATTTTTAGCACATTATTTTGCTTAACGTCTTGCTTTAGTTCTTCGGCATTCTCATATGGGTGCTCTTCAACAAACTCAACATCAACAACACCTTCAATCCTTTTGAACATCTTGTCAACAAAAGGCTTCATAGCTTCAAAAGAGGACACAGCGCTTGAATCAAACTTAGGTGCTTTAGCATAAGCCTCGGCTACTAGTTCACAATACTTATCCCAGCCGTTTGGTCCGGGCTTGAGCATTAGCTTTTCGCTCATTACAAATTTTCGCCATTCTGTTAGTATCTCTTTCATCTTAGTCCTCTGGGTTCTCGTCTCTAATAACGACATTCCTGTTGGTGTCTTTTTCTATTTCGTCCCTGATAAAAACATTGACATCCACAATGTCACTTACTAAAGTTTCATCTGGGAGTTCTTTGATATAAGCTTCGTATCTTTTGTCTAGATCTTCTAGCACACCCTTATCTATCTTGCTAACAAGGTAAGGATCAACATCTAGCAGATCCAAGAGGGGATAATTTTTAGCTTCTTGCGCTGTTTCGGGGTTTGAGTCCATCTCCCTGTTTGCTCTATTCATGATATCCTTTACAATTTCGGCGGCACCGATAGCGGCGGAGACGCCGGTCGGGTCAATGAGCATGGCAAACTTTCCTAATACTTTTGCAGCAAACTGTGCATCTCCTTCTCCAGCATCTTGGCGAGCCTGTACAATCTTTTCACCAAGCTCTTCAATGGTCATATCTCCAAGCCTGCCCTGACCAGAAGCAGCCCGTTGTCCGGCCGGGCTTATCTTCGAGATGACAGCCGGGGCTTCATTCACGGGGTCCCGTTCATTTAGAAATTTTCTCCACTCTGTTAGTATCTCTTTCATCCCTCTCCACCTTCAATGTGTATGATTCCAAACTTATCTGAAATTAGTTTTGCGAGATTGCTTGGATTGTCGCTATTCTCTTCTACGAGCTTCTTTACTTCTTCTTTCTTTTTCTCAGAAAGGTTTTCTTTCTTTCCCTCGTATTCTTTTTCTATTTTCGCAATGATTTCATGGTACTTATCTAGAGCTTCATCTCTTAGAGCAATCTCTTCCGCATGGCTATCATTCAGAGAATCAATTTGTTTCTTGTAACTATCTTCCTTTACCTTCAAAACCTCTTTGACTTTATCGGCACGTCCCTTAAAAAACACCCATACACCGATGGCATATACAATGCCAACTAATATTTTCCAGTATTTTACAACAAAGTCCTTTGCTTTTTTCAGAAAACTAATCATCTTTTTTTCTCATACATTTCTCAATAAGAACCTGAGTGGACGCTAATCCACACATTATTCCTG